AGTGGGGTTCTGGGTTTGGGTTGGACGATGATGACGAGAAGTGATAACATGATTATTCCGTTATCAAGAGGGTATTACTATGGATGCAACACAAATCATTCGCCTGGCGTTAGGGGTCATCTCAGACCGCTTAATTACTATCATGGCGCTACTCACATCGTGCGGACTTGCGAGTTACACGCTGTGGGCGGGAGGATGGGAGCGAGTGGCGACACTGGCAATTTTTGTAATTTTCGCTTATCTTACGGTAAGTATTAAGGGGAAACCAAATGAGTCTCAAACCTAAACATCCAGCTTATCAACCTGAACAGCGCCACCAGCGTTCACATGAGGATAACCAGCAGATTGCAAAGTCTGTTCGTCCTCAGTTGCCCCGTGATGGTTCTATGCACGGACAAAACAATGTTGCCAAAAAGATGCCAGCAGGGTTTATTTCCGTCTGGGATTTTGGTAATGGCGAGCAAACGAAAAGGTCACCAACATCCGGTGGTGGCGGCAAGGTGTACTGATGGCTAATAACATTTCGTTTACTCCTTTGGGCAAAACAACTTTGCTCACGGCTACTACATCAACAAGCACGGTGGGGGTTACAGCAGACAGTCCTGCCAACCAGTTCATGTTTGTCAATACAGGTACAAACGATGTGTTCGTTCACATGAGTCTGAGCAGCTCTATAACTGTTGTTCGCCCTACTGCTGGCAATCCTCAATATGGATTTTGTGTTGGAGCAAACAGCACTAAAGTTGTTAGCGATGGTCAGTCATCGGCAAACGTAACTGTTTATGTGGCTGGCGTATCAAATGCAGGTACATCACTGGTTTATATAACGCCTGGCGAGGGGTTGTAATTGCTTGACCCCATCAGCATCAGTGCCGCTTTTGCATTGGCAAAAAGCACTATTGCTGGTGTGCAAGAAGCAATACAAATGGGCAAAGACTTACAGGAATGCTCTGGCGACCTGATTAAGTTTTTTGAGATGCGTGACACCGTAGCCAAAGCAGCAACGGAAGACAAAGGCAAGAAACGCTCAGACATGGGCCAAGCCCTTGATACCGTCATGCAAGCCAAGGCGCTTAGAGACGCCGAGAAGAAGCTCAAAGAACAATTGATCTACTCAGGGCAGGGCGATGTTTGGGAAGCCATCCAAGCCGAGTACAACATGATTGTGGTTACCCGCAAGCGTGAAGAACGTGAAGCCGAAGCCGCCAAAAAACTTAAACGAGAACAATTGGCTGAGATGGTAGAAACAATTTTTTACGGTTTGGCTGGTTGCATTGTTGGTGGCCTGATTTGTTGGGGCACTGTTGAATTTGTAAGTTACAAAATGAGGTTATAAATGGATGAACTTCTTTCTCTCCTCAAGGGCGCTGCGCCTCTTTTGGCTACCGCTGTTGCTGGCCCTCTGGGTGGTGCTGCTGTGTCTGCTATTGCCACTAAATTTGGCGTATCTGATTCTGTTGAAGCCGTGGCAAAAGCTATCGCAGGCGACCCACAAGCAGCGCAAAAGCTGGCTGACTTAGAACTTGAATATGCAAAGCTGGATGCGGCTGACAGAGACAGTGCCCGTAAGCGTGAGTTAGAGATTGCTACCAGTACCGCTGCTCCCTGGTACAGCAAGATGGTCACCCCTGTGTTGGCTATTGGAATGTTTGTTCTGTGGGGCACGGTCAACCTTTTGCTGCTCAACAATGCTATTCCTGACGGCATGAGAGAGATTGTCATCCGTATGCTCGGCTCACTGGATGCAGCCAATATGTTGATTCTGAGCTATTACTTTGGTAACTCACACAAGCACTGACATGAACCTCACACCGCATTTCACACTTGAAGAGCTGACTCACACAGACCACCGTGAGTTTGACAACACACCTAATGAACAAGAACTTGAAAACCTTAAACGCTTGGCTGCTTTCTTGGAAGAGGTCAAAACAGTCCTTGGTGGCAAACCCATCATGGTCAATTCCGCTTTCAGAAGTAAACAAGTCAATGATGCTGTGGGCAGTAAAGATAGTAGTCAGCATAGGGTCGGCTGTGCTGCTGACATTCGTGTACCCGCTATGACCCCAGATGAGGTCGTGAAGGCCATCATTGCCTCTAGCCTGGGGTATGACCAAGTGATACGGGAGTTTGATCGCTGGACGCATATCTCTGTGCCCAACACGCCTGACCTTGCCCCGCGCAAGTCAAAGCTGATTATCGACAAACAAGGAACGAGACTGTATGCCTAGAAAAAAATCCCCTAACTTGTCTGTAGGCAGAGGCGAAAAACTCTCCGTCAAAGCTGGCGGGGGATTAACTGCAAAAGGCAGAGCCAAGTACAACAAAGCTACTGGCAGTAAGTTGAAAGCCCCAACGAAATCTGGGCCTCGCCAAAAAGCCTTCTGTGCCCGTTCTAAGAACTGGAAAGGCGAAAGAGGCAAGGCTGCTAGAAAGCGTTGGGGTTGTCGTTAAGGCGCTGGAATCAGACCGCCCTCAAAGAGGTAGGTTCCAAAGTGCCCTAACATCACCCAGGGGGCTGCGTGAATCTTGATGCCATTGTCACGGGCTATGCGGCAAAAGGCATAGTCTTCTGACAACAGGCGTTCTGTCTCTGGTTCAATAAACACAGGGAAGTATTCGTAAATACGATCTGCGCCCATATTGCCAGACAGGTCAAGCACATCATTGACATAGCTCTTGACAACTGGTTGCAGCTTTTCAAACACTTCACGCTTGATAAGCATAAACCCTGTACCGCCAGCAAAGACCTCTATAGGCTCATTGCGGGGCACAGTGACCTCTCCCTGATAGTCAACCAGGTTAACAACCATCGAACCCGTGAAGTGCTTGAGTTCATCTGCTGGAGTGTTGTTGTTTGCCGCCTTGTGGACGTTGTTCCAATTGACTTCTTTCTTGGGGTAGATGCCGCAGATGATGTCTTTGTCTGCATCCAACATGGAAAGAATGTCGTGGGGGTTGAACTTTATGTCAGCGTCAATGAACATCAAGTGTGTGCATTCAGGACGCTTCATAAAGGCGTTGACCAGAGAGTTCCGTGCCCGTTGAATCAGTGACTCGTTGAACATGAAAGAGAAGGACAAGTCCACCCCTTTCTCACGGGCAAGCCCAGGCAGAGAAACCATGCTCTGTGTGTAAAAACCAGTACACATCCCACCATACATAGGTGTAGTGATGAAGATGTGCTTGTTCATTGCTTGATGCCTTGGTCAGTCTTGACAATTTCCATCGCATCAGAGAAGCCGCTGGTGTAGGCGATGTTCCACAATTCTTGCAAGCTCATGTTGATGAGTTTTTGAGAATACTCAATAGCATTACGGCCTTTTGCCAAGCTCTCTTGCGAAGGTTGAATCTGTTGTTGCTGCACTGGTTCTGTCATGATATGTCCTCTATTCGTAAAACGTACTTGTTTGTTCTTGCTGACTTGCGCCAGCCGTGAACGTGAATTTTGATACCGGACTTGCGAACAGCGGCAACTGTATCGCTGTCCTGTATCTTCTTTATGCGGGTGCTAACCGCGCTTGCAGTCACCTGCACAGCCAGTACCTCGTTTTCCTTGATTGCCAGCAAGTCACACCAGCCCCACAGGTCTTGCCGTATACGAGCAAAAGGGTTCCAGTGTTCCACGATGGCAACCAGGTAGCCCTGCTCTCGCAAGTACTCCAGGCTGCGCTGTGTAGGTGATGTCTTCTTAGCCATCAAAAGGGAATTTCGCTGTCATCGTCTTTGTACTGGCTTTTGTTGCCGTAGGTAGGACGCACTTCTGTTGGGCCTTTAGGAACCTCTCGCTGCTTCTTGCTCCAGTTGTCTTCCGACAGAGAGAGCAGGTCAAAGCCTCGGCTGGTGGGTTTCTTCCAGGCGGCGAGCTTGAGTTTCTCTCCGGCCTTGTAATCCATTTCAAGGACAACAAAACCTTTGAAGTCTGGGGCAGAGGGCGACTTGCGCTGCTCTTCTGCTTCCCAGTACATCACACCCTTGCCTGGTTTTTCTTGATGCAAATTACTCATGTAGTGCCTTTCTGTAGTGATAACGGGCAAATGTTGACCCGCCTTGATTAACAGTCTCCGTAGAGATTCTGTGTCCGTTCTTGCGAAGCACCTCGATATGGGCTGCAAGCCTTGTGTCGTTGAATAGGGAGTGAGATTCCCTTTGTGTAAGTGAGTTGCCATCCTGAAGGTGCTTCAGAATTCTGGCTCGCTTGGTTCCAAAGTTGGAGAGGTTGGGGACGGCTCCGGCTTTGGGTTTGTGGACACGCCAGCCTCCACCAGTAGTGCCCTAATCTTTATCTTCTGAGTGCTGTCCAGGCTCTCCAGCATGTCCATGTTGACTGCCTTTAACCCATCCAGCTTCTCAGCCTTGACCTCTGCGGTAAGTTTGCTGGACAAGTGAATACGTGCCACCATGTCTACATAGCCCTGAAGCCACTCTTCCTTTGTGTGAAAGGCTGAGTAAGGGTCATCATTGCCGGGAACGTAGAGCTTGAAAGCACCGTCAGGTATTTCTATGACCGGCGTGTCAACACGCTCTGCTGTGCCCATATCTTTTGCTGGTGTAGGCGTAAAGTCCTGAACTTCCTCTGGTGTGTAGACACCCACAACACAGCCGGGATAGACGCTTCTGATACCCTCGGATACGACCCTGGCTCTGAGCATGGCACGGGGATAGTTTTTCCAGTTGTCTTTGTTGGCAATACCAATCGCTTTCGCCTTGGCAAGTGTCCAGCTAAGCTCAAGAGTTCCACCCTGAGGGTGACTAAAGACGCCCGTGACCTTCTCATCTGTGTATTCCTTCCATTCAACTTTACCCCCGGCTTGTTGGAAACGTGCAAGCATGGCATCTGCTTTCAGTGCTGGACGGCCCTGGATAACATGGAAGTCACGCATGGCGACAGCAGGGTGCAGGTTCTCTGCTTGGCACAAGAGCATGATTGCCATTGCTTCTTGGGTGTTCTTGAACCCAAACATCTTGCTGCCAGCAGCTACTTCTGCCATCTGCTGCATGTCTTGGAAAGGGACGATGTTGCTCATAAAAATTTCTCCACTAGAGTTAAGGTTGTGTCGATAACAGAGGTTGCTGCCATCACATAAATTGCAAGGTCAAGGCTGTTCATGTGTTCACCTTAGGTTTGTTCTTGCTGCCTACAGGTCGCCCCCGCTTGATGCGAGGCTCCCCGTCAGAGATGCGGTATCCGTACTTGGCTTTGTCCATATCTATCCGGATAGTGTTAAGAATCTCTGTGATTTCAGCAAGGGCTTTCCAGATGTCTTGCTTTTCTTTTTCTGAGATAAACATGATTAACCTTTCACCAGAAAGCGGCGTGACCCTGGTTGTTCGTAAATGAACTTGTTGTAGATGTCGGGCATGGCTTCCTGGAAGAGCTTGCTGTCAAACCTTTTAGAGGGTTTGGCGTTCTTCCAGGTAGCCAAAATCTGCCCGTCAATAGTGGTCAGCGTGGCCTTGTCTGCCATGTAACCTTGAACGATGGTCTGGTAAGCCTCTTCTCGGGCCTCCAGAGCCTTTATTTCGCTCTTGACCAGGGCTAGGTAGCGACAAGCCTCTTCCACGGCTTCTGAGGCTGTTTTTGTGGTTCCATCATCTGTTTTGTACATGAGCTTGACTTGCTCTGTAGACTCTGGGGGGAGGGGCTGGCGCGTTTGTACTCTCGCCCAGACATGTGCCATTGTCTTGACCAGCTCTAGCTTTTGTTCTTCGCCAATCGTAAAAGATGATAAGAAGAACTCGCTGCCACCAAATAGCACAGCCAGATAAATCTTCTCGCAGCCGTAGACCGCTGCTTCATGAACCAGTTGTGCCATGTCCGCAGCAGGTATGACTCCAGTGTCAGCGTCAAACTTATTGCGTACCGCAGCGTTGTAGTTCTTGCACTCGACCAGGATAGTTTTGCCATTCTCTTGTCCTACATAGTCAAAGTGAGATTTCAGCCAGGGTTCAGTCTTGTGGGTCAGACTCTCTTCTATCTTGTTAAGCTCAACACCCAGCTTGTTCTGGGCCAGCCGACCAATAACAGGTTCCATGACATGCCCCATCTGTACTGCTTCGATGTCAGACAGGTCTGGTATTTCCATCATGCCTAGCTTTGTGAGGATGACTTCGTTAGCCTTGCCCTGTGCTACCTTGCGGCTATCGCCTGACCAGATAGATGAGTTGCGTGTTTGTGCTGAGAAATCAGACATGGTTACTTTCCTTTTCTTCGTAGAACTTGGCAGATGTGTTGCAGCCAGAGATGCGTTGGGCAGAGCAATATTGAAACGGGTGACCGTTAGCAAAAGAGCCGTCAACAGGGTTTTGGGTGGAGGGGGCGAGAGCGCACAAGCCCAGTTCTTTGTGTTCTGGTGTGGCTAGGGGATTCACACGATAGTGTGTGCAGTTGATGCAGAGTTTCATGGGTTACTACCTTTTCCAAAGTTGAGAGCAACATGCTCAGTGGTGATTATACAGTTAGTTGATTAGGTGTTGTCAATCTTTTTTTAGAAGTTCCTCCAATTCTTCTGCGGTAACAAACGGGATGCCTAGTTCCCGATCTATCTTGTTGGCCTTCTCAATAGCGTATCGCACAGCCATCATCCGGGCTTTTGCCTCGCGCTCGATGCGGTTAAATTCGTCATCCTCGTCAGTCATGTGTTCTTTTCCTTCAAAACGTAGTTTGCATAAACCATTCCAGCAATGAAATATTCGTGGTCATACATTGGGTCAGGGTCAGAAGGCATATCAGATTGCTCAATCCCTACCCATGTGCGCTGTGGTGGCTGTGCCAAGGCTTCTTTGATTTCGGTAATGGCCTTGTTCCAGTTTATTGGCGTACCTTCCAACGTAGTCATGTTCAAAGCATCACAGTACTGCTCAAGCGCACGAGTGTACGCAACAAGGCTTGCGTAATCTTGCTCAAGAGGTCGTTTCATGGCTGCTCCTTTTTATATTCAACGCCGCACTTAGCACAGTGCCACTGCGGTTTTGTGGTGGTAGCGTCAATCCATTCGTGAGTGCAAGCCATAGGTTTTGGCTGTACTAATTTATCTCGCAGTTCATCTCGCTGTGCTTTTATGCACTCAGGGCGGTCGCAGTAGTAACTGCACGAATGGATTTCATCAGCAATCTGGCGTTTGCGCCATCCTGTTACTGTTGACATGGTAAGTCTCCTGTGAGTATGAGTGCGCGGGTGATGGTGATGGGGTGATACCTTACCAGGCCTTCCCGCTGCTGTGCCAATATCTTTCTTGCTTGTTCCAGGGTCATTGGGTAACTTCCTTTCTTTCATTCAATTTCAAACTCG